AAAGGTGCTAAAGGTTTAGAATTTTTATCTCCACTTGCAATGCTTAAAAGATTTTCTGGTAAAAAAGCAGGTGGTGTGATGAAAGCAAAACTTGGTGCTGAGATTAAACCACAAGGTCCAGCAGTTTTAAGACCTAAACCGACTGGTCAAGGTGGTAAACCGTTAAAACCAAAACCAATTAAACCTAATAAAAAAATGGGTGGTGGCATGATGCAAAGACCTATGGGTTATTCTAAAGGTGGTGGTTTTGATGCGGGTACCCCAGGTAAAATTAGAGATCTCATGAAACAGACTAAAGTTAAAGGCAAAATGTTTAATGCGAATAACTTGACAAAAAAAGATTTTGAGAAACTAAAAAAAGTAAAGATGAGTAAAGTTATCACAAGCGATAAATATATGGGTGGTGGCATGATGCAAAAACCTATGGGTTATAAAGAAGGTAGATCAATTTCAACAAGAGGGGGTGGTGTTGATTCTTCAATTATAGGAAGATTAAGAGATGCAGGTCCATTCAAACGTATACCGTTAGGAAAATCTAGATTGACTGATAAAGATAGAAAAAATTTAAGAGATACGATGCAAAAAAGAAGTTCAAGAAAATCAGCTTTAGATTTTGCTAAAAGAGTTACAAGAACTGTAGCTTCTGTAGCTTCACCGGTAACAGCTGCAGGATCTGCAGCGTACAAGCTTGCAAAAAAAATGAAAGACAAAGATAGACTGACTGATAGAGATATTCAAACTGCAAGATCTGCAGTCGGTATGGGTTCTAAAAACAGACCTATAAAAAAAGATCACAGTTCTAGAAACCCAAATCCAAAAACACCTAAGATGATGGGCGGTGGCATGATGCAAAAACCTATGGGTTACAAATCAGGCACCATGATCAAAGCAAGAGGTTGTAAACTAGGCAGAACAAGACCTACTAAAATTACATAGGAGGGACAATGTCCCTGAAGGCAATACTTAAAGCGGGGAAGGAATTACTCAAGGCGAAGAAGCCTTCAGCAACACCGACTACCGGACAACAACAAAGACAAATAACTTACGAACCTAAGCCTTCACAATCACAGGCTAAAGAATTAGTTGAGCAAGAATTAAAAAATCCACCGGTAGTACTTAAAAAAACAAAACCCCTGCAGATGGGTGATGACATGGCACCTGCTTTCGGTTCATCAACATATGACTGGGCTATGAGAATGGGTAGATCTAAGTACACTGCAGATGAGTGGCTAGATCATTTAACATCAACTAGAAAAGTAAATTTTAAAATATTTGGTAAGCCTGCGCAAAAAACTGTCCGTGAACAAAAAAGATTTAAATACGATTCAGGTCCCTTTGCCGGTAAAGAAGTTAGTGTATCCAAAGAAGAATTATTTGATTCCAATTTAGCAGTATTCAATGAGGCAGGAGATTTAACAGGTGGCCTGTTATATGCAGCAAAGAAATTTGGTTTAAAGCTTGATGCTAATGAAGTAGGTGCAATGTTAAAATTAAATCCTATAAATAGATTAAAACCAATTGAACTTGGTGTTAACAAAGGTGCACAGGAAGCCTTTGATGTAGCAGCAAAGAACGCAAGGAATACGGTAAGAGATTTACAAGTTAAATACAAAGATGTTGGTTCTGGTGAAATAAAAGACAGACTGGACGATATACAATATTTTCTTAAGGCTGATGAAGGTGTGTTAAGTAGATCAGCGTTAAGAGATTTAAACGATACTTTAAAAAGAGTTACTCCAGATTTAGATATTAATGAAAAGAAAGCATTAAACAAAGTCATTGGTGAAATAAACAATAAAGTTGGACCAATGCAGGCTACAAAGACAAGATACGGAAACGAAACTAATTACACATTACAAGGTGGTAAAGATTACCGAGAAACTATATTTACTTTACCAGAAGATATCCCGACCAACGCATCATTAAGAAGTAAAGGTGGACACTTTGGAGATGAGATTGGTGATGTAAATAATATTTATCACATAAGATACGATACAAGGTTCACACCTGATGGCAAAAAAGTATTTATGATTAATGAAATACAATCTGATGTAAACCAAAGTATTGCAAAAAGTATGACCAAAGCCCAACAACTAGCAGGCGAGAAAAGATTAAATCCTTTTAATGCTGATTTAGAATTAAATTTACTTGTTAGCCAACGTGGTAAGATGCTTAAAGATATGGATGATGCGCTTGCTAACAACGAGTTTGGTAGAGTGAATGCAATTAGTTCATCTATGAAAGATATAAATACAAAATTAAAAAGATTAACTACTAGACGAAATACTTACAGTGATGACAAAAAAGATTACTTCCCAATGGTTGAATCAGATTCTTACGGAGATCATGCAATTAAATATTTGATGCAGAAAGCAGCACGTGAGAATGTTGATTACGTAGCCGTTGCCCCGTTTGACAAAGTAAGTTTCAGACAAGGTTATAAAGCGGGTAATGAAAGATTTTATGGTTACGCAAACGGTAAAGGTATTGGTAAAAAAGGTAAAGCAGTTATTCCAGATGTAATGTCTAAGAATGCAAGGTTCTATGGATCAAAAGCAGGACCTACAAAAATATCTTTATCCGATCCAACAAAACCATATAAGTCTGTAAGTAGCGATACTTTTAAATATCCAAAAGATCATCCATTAAAAGGAAAAGAAATTAAAAGCACATACCACAGTAGTTCTGGTATGAATCCTGAAAAGGGAACTAAGAATATTCCAGAAGGAGATCCACGCTTGTATTTTGATGCATATGCTATTAAAGTGGTTCCACTAATGAGAAATACACAAAAAACTTACAAGTCCAAAGGTGGACTTGTAGTGGATATGTTTAAACCAATAAGGTACAATTAATCATGGCAGTAGAAAAAGTAACAGAGGAATTAGCAGAAGAAGTAGTTGAGCAACCAGAAGGTCTTCCTGTAGAGGTAGAAGTTGAGGGTGAAGAAGAGGTAATCGAAGAAAAACCTCAAGACGATTTTAATGCAAACTTAGCAGAAAGCATGGACGAGCGAGAGCTTAAGGACATGGCCATGGAGCTTATTGAAGAATACAAAAAAGATAAGACATCCCGAAAAGAATGGGAAGATGCTTACATCAAAGGTTTAGATTTATTAGGAACTAAGTACCAAGAAGTGACAAAACCATTTAAAGGAGCTTCCGGTGTCACGCATCCATTGTTAGCTGAGTCTGTTACACAATTCCAAGCACAAGCATACAAAGAACTTGTACCATCGGATGGGCCAGTTAGAACACAGGTCATAGGTTTACAAACACCGGCTACCGAACAACAAGCGGATAGAGTTAAAGATTACATGAACTACCTGCTGATGGAGGAGATGGAAGATTATACAACTGACATGGATCAGATGTTATTTTACCTACCGCTATCTGGATCTACATTTAAGAAAATTTACTACGATGCAATGTTAGATAGACCTGTATCTAAATTTATTCCTGCAGAAGATTTAGTGGTTCCATACTATGCATCTGATTTAAAAGATTGTGAGAGAATAACTCATGTAATTAAGATGACACAGAATGATGTCACAAAGAAAATGGCTGCAGGTTTTTATAGAGATATAGAATTAATTGATAGTAGTTCAGAACCAGATTCAGTACAGAAAAAATTAAATGAACTAGAAGGTGTAAAAGGTACTGGTTCAGACTATTTAAATACAATTCTTGAAATGCACGTAGATTTAAATTTAGATGACTACGAGGATTTTGATGACAAAGCTAAAAAAATAAAAATTCCATACATTGTAACTATTGATGAAGGTAGTGGAGAGATTTTATCTATTTATAGAAACTACAAACCAGGTGATATGAGTTACGCAAGAACTGAATACTTTGTACATTACAAATTTTTACCAGGATTAGGTTTCTATGGTTTTGGTTTAACGCACATGATCGGTGGTTTATCGCAAGCTGCAACTCAATCATTAAGACAATTGATTGATGCAGGTACTTTAAAAAATCTACCAGCAGGATTTAAGTCTAGAGGTATTAGAGTTAGAGATGATGATCAGCCAATTCAACCGGGAGAGTTTAGAGATGTAGATGCGCCTGGCGGAAATATAAGAGATCAGTTTTTTAACTTACCCTTTACAGAGCCATCACCTACTTTATACAACTTAATGGGCTTTGTGGTACAAGCAGGACAAAAATTTGCAGCAATAACAGATTCAAATATTGGTAACGATGCTCAAAACAGAGCCGTTGGAACTACAATGGCGCTGATGGAAAGAGGATCACGTGTAATGAGTGGTGTTCACAAACGTTGTTACTACGCAATGAGACTAGAATTTAAAATTTTAGCAAGAATTTGTGGTGAATATTTACCACCAGAGTACCCTTATGATGTTTACGGTGGCCCAAGACAGATAAAACAGGCAGATTTTGATAACAGAGTAGATATTTTACCTGTTGCAGACCCAAATATTATGTCTATGTCACAAAGAGTGACGTTAGCACAGGCACAATTGCAAATTGCACAGTCAAATCCACAGATGCACAACTTACATGAAGCGTATAGACGTGTTTACGAAGCACTTGGAACAAAAACTATAGATCAAATTCTAAAACCACCACCAAAACAACCTGAACCTTTAGACCCTGCAAAAGAAAATGCACGTGCACTACAGATGAAGTTGTTAACTGCATTTGAATTCCAAGATCACGATGCACATATTGCTGCTCACATGGCCTTTATGGCATCTAGAATGGTACAAATTAATCCTCAGGTGTATGCATTATTACAATCACACATTTCTGATCACGTTTCGTTTAAAGCTAAGGCACAAGTTAAGGAAATGATGATGCAAAACCCGCAAATGGTACAACTTGCTCAACAAGATCCTCAACAATTTGAAATTATGTTTGAAGCTGAGGTAGCAAAAGTTGCTGCACAGATAACTCAAGAGTTAGTACAGACTGAAAACGCATCTCAGAACAAAGAAGACCCATTAATTAAAATTAAACAACAAGAAATTGATTTAAGAGCTATGGATCTGCAAAGAAAAGCAGATGAAACTAAATTTAGAGCAGAACAAGAAAATCAAAGAGCTGCTCAGAGACTTGAATTTGATTATGATAGACTTGCAACACAAGACGCACAGTCGGATGAACGATTAGAAATAGCGAGAGAGAAACTTGACTCAGCGAAGAAATAATTCATTAAGTGGAGGAGTTAAATCTGGGCCACCGCCTAAGAGAGGACCAAATCCACAAGGAATAAAAGTTCAAGATGGCAAAAAACTCTTACGAAAATCTTTCAGAAAAAAATAAAATACTTTTCCTAGCTGGTCTTTTTGATGGTGAGGGTAGTTTTGGTATTTGGGGTAAGGGTAACGGAAGAAAATCATTTCAATGTGGTATTGAGATGTGTGATAAAGATATTTTAGATAGATTTTCTGATTTTTTTGGCGGTAATGTAATGAAAGTGCGAATTAGAAAGCCAAATTGGACACAAACCTGGAGATGGAGACTATCTGGTACAAGGGCTTACGAATGTATAGATATTTTGATAGAATACATGTGTTTAAGAAGACAGGAGAAATACTACAATGTGGTTAAGCGCGATAAAATTAGCCGTCTCTGCTGGAAGTAAAATATACGCTAACAAGCAGAAGACGAAAATGGCAATGTCTGAAGCACAGCTTATGCATGCAACTAAGATGGCCCAAGGTGAAGAAGCTTACCAAGGCAAATTATTAGAGGCAAGGCAATCGGACTGGAAGGACGAGGCGGTCCTCGTAATATTGAGTTTGCCCGTGTTGGTGCTCGCGTGGGCAGTGATATCGGATGACCCAACAGCAATGGACAAAGTAAAATTGTTCTTTGATATGTTCTCGCAGCTTCCATCATGGTTCACAAACT